TGTGTAAAAAAATTAATGAAGACACAAAATCAGCAGAAGCTAAAATGATTCATGCTGAAAAACAACAAGATCAACGCCAAAAGGTAGGGGAATTTGAGAAACTTATGGCATACATCTTGGAAGAAACCACATACAATGTGGCTAAAGTTGCAAAACTTATCAGTATTACCCCAAAACACATGACAAATAATGTCAATCCTGAAATGAAAAAAATTATTGATGAGTTTAATTGGTTTAAGACTTTGACAGTTGTTTTACCAAAAGACATGAAGAAAGGCGATATGCTAGGCATAGATATTGCTGATTGGTTTGACCACATGATGGTCAGAAAAGACCTTGCTATGGAAATGCGTCAACCACTTCTTAAGTTCAAGTGGGTAGCATTTTGGTAATGGACACAGGAAAACTACGATATCTAGCATTAGCTTGTGGAACAGGCTTAGTTGCATTAGGTGGCACAATCGACAAGATTAGCCCTGACATCTTTGCAGCAGCAATCATAGCCATTCTAGGAATAGCAAGTGCAGATATGATAAAACATAGGAACGAATAGGATATATACTGAAAAATACTATCTCTTGATATGCCAAATTATCAAGTAGGTGATATTGTGGTATGCAAAGCCGAATGGTATCATAAGACCTACAACAAACGAGGTTTTGTTGAGGAAGTCGTTGAAGAACCAATAGGTGAAAAACGACAGGGTAGATACTCTATCTACGGCTTGGAAGAAAATGTTCATGAGAATGACATTTACTTTGGCGACCACAACGGTGTTGAGCTCGAACCAACAGGTGAGAAAATGAGCATTGACACCATAGAAAAGTATATGGAAAAATATTCCACAAACTACGGTTTGCAAGAAGATATGAAAAAGGTTAAAGCCTTAATGTGACACCAACTTTTCTTTTATTCTCTTTTTTTATTTTATATTAATGGCAATTTGTTATGTTCGTGATAACAATGGTGAACTAGAGTTTTCAGAGGAAGATCAGGCACATTGGAAGCACAAGTGGGACAAACAGGTTGTCTATTATGCTTTACAAGTTGATAGTGAAGACATCAAAGGTAGAGCATTAGAAACAAAGGCAGTAAATTTAGCCATGTCAACATGGAATTTTGAAATACCTTTAAAATTAAAGAGTGTCAGGGGAAATCAAACCCCTGACATTTACATTAATTTCGTCAAAAGCGAAAATGATGAACACCTAAAAAAAGGCACATTGGCTTATGCCTATTATCCTAAAACAAGCCATGCAGGAAAAATAGTATTCAATGAAGACTATCTTTGGTCATTAAATGGCAACCCTGTAAACGCACATGAAGCATATCCAATGCAATACCCATTTGGCACAAGAACTACAATCAAGACTTGGAATATGGTTCACGTCCTTATCCATGAAATAGGACATTCTTTGGGACTAACTCATGACGCAAATAATAGCAAGTCAGTAATGTGGTGGTCTTACAATGGACAACTACATCTTAACAAATATGACATTAAACGAATCACAGACAAGTATGGCAAAAGAAGATGGAATCCTAGAATTTACAAAGCTGTCAAAAGATGGCTAATGAGAAGAAAAAATGGCTTGTGATTGCTCTTGTCATGAACATGACGAAACCATGTGTAAATCCTGTCTATTAGAACACATCAATAAACAGGCAGATTAAATGTATATTTTCGCAGCACTCTATGCAGTAGTTTGTTCACTTTTAATTTTTGGACTATTGGGACTAGCATTTGGTGATTATATGGACACACTTGGATTATATCAAACCAATAATCCTGTGTCTTGTATCATGTCCCCTAATCCTGAATTAGAACCATTATTCTATCCGTATATGTATGATATAACTCGTTCAGCAATTTGGGAATGGGAACTAAAACTTAATCAAGCGACAGATGGTGATTGGGATTTTCCCATATATGAATATCCATTTCATACACATGATAAAAAAACACCTAGAGATTTTCCTGAATGTGATATATTTTTAACATTTGATCAGTTGAGTGGTGATTCATCACTTGGCACAACAGGATTTGATTTTTCACATAGTAGCCACAAGTATTCTTTCATCACAACATACACACAAGCTTATCCACCACAGAAAATTACAATATCAATAGGTGGTGACAGTAAAGTGAATCTAACATTACAACCAAAAGATTTGGACATGATTGATATTAGAAATATAGTGCTACATGAGTTTGGACATGGATTAGGTTTAGGGCATTATTACTTACATGATCCATCATGCTTGGCAGGTCAATGTCAAGAAAGGTCTATCATGTATCACTCATTAGAGATTTGGAAAAACACAACAAAGTCAGTTCAACATGAAGACATACAAATGTTAATCAAAATTTACGGTGAAGATGGATTTGGCTATCCAAGACCTAGTTGGATTCCCAACCAATGTGATTATGTAGAGGGATTGATTAGTGATTGTAGATGAACAAAATAATTGAAATACTGTTATGGTCATGGGGAATATTCAAGTGAACACTTGGGACAGATTTTGGACATGGTATGAAAGACATACCACAAAGTCACTTGTTGTCATGGCAGTAATAATTTACATACAAATACCACACATGGTATGGAACGCTGACCTTTACTTAGAAATGGGAATGATTAGCCACATTAATCCTGTGCTAGACTTTTTCCTGTATGGCGTGGACATGATTGAAGTAATACCAATGATTTCAGTAGCCATGATGATTTATGCAAAAATAAAAAAGAAAAGATAGAGTAGCTATGGTATTATAACTACTCTATTGTTTTCAGCAAGGATAGGGACTTGCATTTGTGTTTGCACATTTCTTAATGTGTATAACAACTCTTGTCTGTCTTTTTGGGCTTGTGTTTTATTTTCTGCTATGAATTTGTTGATAAATTCAAACAATTTTTTGTCTATGTATTGTTCCTTTTTCTTTTTTAGTTGTCTGTTTTTGTGGTAATCGCTTACACCAAATCTTTTGTTTGCTTTTTGGTATATTTCCTCTCTAAGAGAAACACCACTTGAACCAACTGTTCTGCGTAATGCCCTTCTTGCTGCTTTACGGTTTGAATCATTATCAGCTCTGCACTTATCATCAACAATTTTTACAAATTGGTTGACTTCATTTGCACTCAAGCCTACAATGACTTTGTTTGGGTTTACCATAACTACCCCACAAACAAGGGCTATATAAACATGAATACCTATGAATACCTTTATTAATACTACATTCGTGGGGTAATTAATGAAAATGATAACTCGTAAGAAATTAAGGGAATTATACCCTTATGCTCTAGAGGGACATAGAAAAAACTGCACTTGCTTCTGCTGTGGTGTAAAGCGTGACAACCTATATCAAAAAGACTATCCTTATGAAGCTGCTCGAATGATAGAGGAAGCCAAAAGAAAACGTGACGCTGTAATAGCACAGCATAAAAGCCAAGTCCACGATTCAGAAACCAAAATGACTAAGGTGTTGACAGGCAACAAATCATACAAAGAAGATGATATTTTGTCCTACACAGATTTAGTAGAATACAAAATGGTTGAAAAACCAGCTTACTGTTATAAACATAACACAAGCGAATGCACTCAATGCGACATGCCATTAGTCAAAACAAGAGAGGTGGCAAACCCAGAAGTAGTAGATATTTTTAGGGAAAAAGATACTGTCAACTGTGGACGCTGCTTCCAAAGAATAGGTAGTCCATCATTTGGTTGTCCTGTATGTCATGGATATGAATATGTCTATGGCAAAATGCTTAGAAACCCAATGGATATACGTTGGACACTTCCAAGATATAAAAAACATGAGGAAAATTTCAGAGCTACAATAGCACAAGAAAAACTCAAAGAACGACAGAGCAAGTTAGAATCCCCAGAAGATTACACTTAATCTTCGAATTCTTTTTTTTTTATTTTATTAGTTCCTTTTTGATACAAAAAGTATGAATTTGTGAGTAAAAAATGGCACTAAATGATACTGAAATTTTAGTCATGCAGACAATGGTGATGAGATTAAACGAAGCAGATTCATTAGAATGGATTCATGACCACCAAGAAACTAACAAGAGAAAGAAAAAGATGGATAGACAAAAGTTCTACCGTATCAAGGGCAAATTAAAATCAACTACTGAAAAGCGTAAGTTTGAATTACAAAAGCAAGGGCTATGGGAACAACACCTAGAAAGGATAGACCAACTAGAAACAGCTATGAAGTTCTCATGGGAAAACTATCATGCAGAAACAGATCCTACTAAAAGACAAAAAATACTAGACAGTATAGTAGCAATCCAACCACTGTTATCCACTTATTATGCTGCTTCGCAGGAAGTAATAGAACATGACACACAAAAAGGAATACAAAATACAGGACATATATCCAAGCTTCCAAACTGATCATGACGCAGTAGAAGAAGACATATCTGCTGAACTAAAGAAACTAAAATTCTTCTGTGGTAATATCAATGAAAAGCCTAACTGTTGTTTCTCACATAGGGTAGGATTACCACAACACCCTGCCACATTACTGCCAATGAAGTATATGCCACATCAAGATGATTTGGTTAAACAGGCATTATCAGATAAACATCTAAAATTTCACGTAAACAAGAGCAGACAGATAGGGCTTACAGAGATATGTTTGAGGATAATACAGTATCAAGCTTTTCACAAGTACGAATCAGGAAGGATAATGATTATTGCAGGAACTAGGGAAAAGACCACAAAAAAGGTAATGGGTAGGCTTAGACAACTATTCAAACCAATACAGGAAACAGTAGATGGTAATTCAAATGACCTACTCATCAAGCTAAAGAATGGCACAGAAATAGAGGGATTGCCTAGTAATTCAGAAGCCATACGTGGTGATACAAAGATTAAGGCTATACTAATTGACGAAGCTGCACACTTTGGCTTGGTAGATGATAGTGTCGTATTAGACGCAGTAGAACCAATCGTCATGACAAACAAATCAGACTTGTTCCTAGTATCAACCCCACGTTCACAGAGGGGATTCTTCTATGAGATAAGCATAAGCGAGAATGATTACAAGAAACTACACTATGACTACACAAACGCAATAGGGTGGATTTACACTAAAGAGGAAATGGACGAGGAACTAAAGAGAACAGACATAGACGTTGACCAAGAATATAGATGTCAGTTTACGAGTGCAAGAAATAGTATCTTTGGTGTTATTACTAACGAATCCACAGAAGACTATGAGGTAGAGGAATATTGAAGATAAATGAGGACGATTTACCAAGCTTGTTCCAAATAACAATAGCCCAAGAAGCTAACGCCAAGTCTATTGAAGCATTACATGACTTGTTTGAAAGACAACAACAAGAGATTGATTACATGAAAGAAACCATAGGAATCCAACACGAAATATTGGAAAAACTGATAGGTGTAAATGATGATAGGTGAGTGGCTAAAGAACCATAATCCATTCAATGAACCTGAATGGGAAGTTCCTGACAGACAACAAATGCAGGACATAATAGACGACCTAAAACGAGAGTTGTATTATTCTGAACTCAAAGGTGTTGAGAGGACTAAATTAGTTTACAAACTATGCAACGCATACAACTTGTTATCCCTAACTGAAAAGCCTAAGAAAGAAGGCAAATGGGTGTGGGTAGAAAAGGAATGAGCATACAACCATGCCCTAAATGCAATAAGGCACAGGGTTGGAATTGGACATGGGGAAAGAATGACGGTGCAAGTAAAGGATTTTCTACTTGCAAAGGTTGTGGTGCTAAATTTTGATATGTAATGATGGTGGTTGGTATTGGTTTACAAATTGGTTCTTCAATACTTGCGTAGGTGTGTAAAATGAGAATAGCAGGAATTGACAGTGGTAAAATGCGAGATAGTTTTGCATTTGTAGGAATTGAGATTAAGAATAATAACATACACGTATTGGGTGTCAAGACATGGCTTGGCAGAAAATACATAGAGGTAGAGAATTTAATATCCAAGATACATGATGAGAAACCATTCAACTACTATGTGGTAGAGATTAACAACACAGGTGAACACGTCTTTGAAGAACTAAAGTATAGACACCATATCCCTAATGTAATACCAACATTCACCACTAGAGAAACTAAAGACCAATCTAAAATCAACACAGGCAGGGTTATGCCAAAGAATCAGATGGTATGGTTTATGGCGAGAATGTTCCAACAGAACAGAATAAAGTTCCCAAAGACAACCAACAAGGACGTAGAGGAATTGAAAAGGCAGATAGCAATATTTAGTGAACATATCACAGAAGCAGGTAATGTGTCATACAGAGCAGAGGGAACAGAACATGATGATACTGTAATGGCACTAATGTTAGCGTGTTTTATTGGCAGGTCATTCATCAAAGACGCAGATGGATTTATGCAGAAACAGACAGTAGCTAGTAAAAAATTCACAATACAGGAAGAAGATGTGTATGGCACAGGTGTCCCACATGGATTGACATCATTAAGCAGGGAAGTGTATAGACCATGAGTGTTGACGTTTCATTAAAGGTAAAGGACTACAAGAAAATTATGGCATGGTTTGAATTAGCATTTGCAGGTGGAAAAGAAATTACAGAAGCAGACCACACAACATTTAGAAAAATAAGCGTAATGGCTATGGTATTGATAGAAGAACAAGAGGAAATGAAGAAAGATGAAACCTGACGGACAAGCTCGATTTGATAGATTAGTGGCAGATTTGGTCAAACTAGACAAAAAACGAGAAAGGAAAATGCGTCAGATAAAAGCACAACAAGAGAAAATAGAAAAAAAAGAAAGTTGATGATTACTCATCAACGATAATATGACTACCTAAGCCACCCTCTGATAGAGGTGCTTCGACAATCTTGGTCATTCCTGCAACTGCTTGTCTGACTACTGATTTCTCAAGAGGTAGCAAAGTCTTATCCAAATCCATAGGATTGTCAGGATTGATTGCTAACTGCACTTCAAGTCTATGTCCCTTAGCAAAAGGAACTGCCTTTATCTTCAATGTTTCATTGTTCTTGACAATAGTAGTCTTTTCAACAAGCAGGTTTTCTTGTTCAGGCATAAATGAAATAGAATATGTGTGTATTTATGTGTATAATTAACGTTATATAGCCTGTATTTTTAGGAATACTATGTCAGAAAGAAATCAGCTCAACCTTAGTAAGAAAGTATATCTGAAATTAGAGAGGGTTAGAAGCAAAAATAAAGACAAAATTTCAGGATTACCTAATCGCAATAGAATTATTGAATATCTATGTGATAAGGAATTAGAGGGCTAAGTTAGTTCTCTTTATCCTTCTTTTTTATTTTTACCTATATGGTAGCTAAAAAGACTACAAAAAAAACTACTAAAAAAGCAGCAACAATCAAGAGTAATGCACATAGAACTATCTCAAAGAAAACTTATCCTGATATAGTTCCAAGAACATACGCTTCTGCTTCCAAGAGATTAGACGCAAATAAAATGCTCAATATGTATTCCAACCCACCATATACTGACCAAGACTTAGAGTTCTTTGAGGACGCTTGGGGTTCTAGTGTAGCAGGTGCAACAATAGACAAACTAATTGAATATACATTTGGTGGTGGTATCAAACCAACATTTGAACTGATTAATGATCATGGATTAGATGATGAACAGAAATCTAAAGAACTTAAAAAATATGAAGATGAACTAAACGAATTAATTCACTATGATGAAAAGATTAACTTTGAAAAGAAACTAAAGGACGCTATCACAATGACCATAGTATTTGGCAGATGTGTCATAGCCTTTGAAGGAAACGGATTACCACAGGCTTTGAAGATTATCCACCCAAGAGATTTGGGCAGAGTATTTTTAGACCAAAAGAATTGGTCACTTGAAAAAGTAATTACCACATTCCCATCAGATGAACTAAAGCCTAATGAAATGATATATTGTGTAAACAGACCTGATAGCCCAAGACGTAGAACTATGTGGTATGGCTATTCTGAAATGCAAAGAATAGTAGGTGCAGCAAGAGCATGGCGTAGAATTGTAGAATATGATATGCCTGAAATAACTACTTCCATGTGGGCAGGATATGGTATGTTTATTTTGAAGCGTATGGGACGCACAAAAGCAGACGCAGAAAATGACGCTGCTACATTATTGGATTCATTAAATTCAGGTGCTTTCAATGCTGTCACAGTTGACGCAAATGATGAAATTGAGTTTAAAGAATTAGACCTAAACCCTAAGATTAAGGAAATGGTAGAGTTGGCTTCATTCTACGAAAGAATAATCATTGGAAACTTTGCAGTTCCTAGTGCATTATTGGGTAGGGAAGAAGATCAAAACAGGGCTACATTAATCGGAAAGATTCAGTTCTTTGTTCAAGGTGTTGTAAAAGCAAGACGTGAATGGATTAGTGATTTAGTTTCTCAACAATGGTATGAAAGAAACCTACGCAAGATGGGCATGGGTGACATATTAGAAAAGGTCAGAGTAAGAGCAGAGTTTGAACCAATCGTAATAGAATCATGGTTTGACCTAGTGGACGCAGTATTAAGAATTAAAGGAATATTCCCAAATATGCCTGACGACCAATTATTAGAATTACTAAACTTGGAAGAATTTAAGACAGAGTTGGCACAAAGCCCAAACCCACAAGTTGATCCAAACCAAGTCAATGTCCCTGTAAACACACCACAGGATATTGTCAATAAACAACTCAACAAGACCATGAACCAAACACCTGTGTCTGCAAAGGCAATAGATAGTGAGGTAATTAAATCAGCATTAGACGCAAAGAAATTAGAGATATTAGACAACATAGACAAGTTAGTAAAAAATCATAAGAAAGATGAATCTTGAACAACTAAACGCATTAACAAGATATGTTAATGCAATCAGTATGTTTGATGTCCTTGATGAAGAAAAACCATCAAAGGTAGTCTATACAACGCAAAGAGATAACAAGGTAGATGATAAAGTTTGTATCGAATTAGCAGGTTTAGAATTTGACATAGATGATCCATTAAGACCTGTAATCCCTGACGATACCCACCCTAATTGCAGATGTTATTATGTTGAAAAGGACACAGGACAGATTGTCACAGACATATCAAGTGACAGAATAAAACAAAGAGGTATGCCATCAAAGAAACTCAATGATAAGGAAAGAGAGGAATATTTGTTAAAACATAGAAAATATCTTACACAGAAAAAACTAGACTTGATCATAGATACCATGAAAGAGAATGACGCATGGCAAAAAAACATACCTGATTATCCATACAAGGACGCAAGTATAGAATTAATTGGAAAGTGGTTAAACAAAATATGAATGATAAACTAGCCCATTTTATTGTAGGATTTGCCCTAAGCATTATGGGCGTATTATATTTCCCAATGATATTGTCAGGGTTCTT